CTGGGGTCGCAATGCGTGTCATCTTGCTTCTGGATTTCCGGGGGCTAGCTGGCCAGCGGTGACACGCAGAAGACCTAGCCCGCCGATGGTAAGAGTCCAAGATGGGGCCGCTAGGCAACCATTCCCTTCGGCGTGGAGGTCATTGATGATCCCTGTCGTTGTTGGTACGAACCCGGAACGCGCGGATTGGTTGGCTGATTGTCTCGCGTCGATCCGTGCAACAAGTAAACACCGCCGCATCCTGATCCACCGTGATGGTGGTTACGAACCAGCAGCGATCCGCACGGGGACTGAACAGTTCACCCGCTTCCTGTTCATCCATGATTCCGTCACGGTATTGGACCCCGAGTTCTGGCGCATCATCGACACCGCTGGACCGTCATGGTTGGCCGGTCACCCACCAATGTGCATGGCCGTCTACGACACGGCAACGATCGCCCCGCATCTGCCAGATCATCTGGTGTCGAAGCGTGAAGCTGTCGAACTCGAAGGCACACTCCCCAACCTGATCCCAATGCCAACAATCTGGCCCGACGTGACCGACAGCAACTGTCTCCGCATGGAGCACCGCCACGGACGCATGAACCTCGTACTCGGCAATGACCTGTGGGAGAAGCACAAAGGAAACTGGGGGCAAGGACCTCTATGAGAGTCCTCTACCCAGGCGGCTTCGATCTACTGCATCAAGGGCATATCGCGGCCCTCCATACCGCACGCCGCATCGCAGGCCCAGCCGGACACCTCACCGTCGCAGTCAACTCCGACGACTTCATGGCCGCATACAAACGCAAGCCCATGCACACGGACCGGAAACGTGTCATCGACGTGGAGAACACCGGCATCGCTGACGAGGTAATCATCTGGCACGGCCCGCAACATCAAGACGAACATATCCTCGCAGCCACCCCCGACATCTACATCGCCGGAACAGACTGGCTAGACAAAGACCTAGCCCAACAACTCCGACTCCCGTCATTGGGATGGTTCGACCACAACCACATCAGCCTCCTGTACCTGGCACGCACAGCAGGAATCTCCACCACCCAACTCATCCAACGAAAGGCATGAACCATGAACCCACTGGAACTACTCGAATGGGTCGGAATCATCGCCGCATCCCTCGTCATCGCATCCGTCGCCGCCCTGATCGTGTGGACTGTCATCCAAACCATGCGTGGCAAAAGCATCAAAACCAAGTAGGCCACCCTGTGTCCCGTCCCAAGTACGAGGGCACATACCTCGCCATCCGCAAAGCATGGGCACCAGTAGTCGCACGCGGAGAAGCCCAATGCTCCGAACCCATCTGCCTCATGCCCACCCGAACCATCACACCAGGCAGCAGCTGGGACCTCTGCCACGACACCACAGGCACACGCATACTCGGACCCGGACACCCACGCTGCAACCGATCCGAAGCAGCAACACGCGGCAACAAAAGCAGAACGTCACGCTTCTTGAAGCTCTAAACCGATGGGAGACCGATGACAACATCAACTCATACCCTTGACTACCTCAAGCGGAAACTACAGAACGAGATCCCCGGGACCACCGACCCAGTGCTCGACTTCATCGGACGCGAAACCACAGCCGACACCGATTACATGGGACGCCCACTCACCGACCCAGAACCAGGAACCATCGAAGGAACCATCACAGCGGCCATCGGCCTAGTGCCAATAGTCGGCGCAACAGTAACCGCTGGCGAAGAGGAAGCCACTACCGACGCCGATGGACACTACACCATCGCCGGACTAAACCCAGGCACCTACACTGTCACAGCGACAGCAACCGGCTACGAAAGCGCCGAACAAGAAGACGTAATAGTGACATCAGGTACCACCACCACAGTCGACATCGAACTCGCCACCGCCATCTGAACCCTACCCGCTTCGTCAAACTCTGAACCCTCTGCCTGTCGGGGTAGAGAGCCCACGGACGGACTGATCCCCGTCGCGGTGGGTACATCGTCACCCTCCGACAAGGGAGAACAACCATGCCCATCCACATGTCTCGCGCACATTGCTCAACGTCGGCCGGTTTTTGTGATCGGCATCTTGGGACGACCCCGCTATCTAAGTTCACACACAGGGCACGAGTTGCCTAAGTCGTTTGTTGAGTTGTTGGCAGAACGTGGTGATCCGATGGCTGGCGCCAAGTCCGCGTGGGCGTCGCATCTGTTGGATATTCCGGATGATTCGCGTGCGCCGTTGGCGATGACTGGCCCGCATCCGCTTGCGGTCGGTTCTTATGGCCTCGAGATGTTGGAGTGGGCGAAGAAGGAAATTGGGTTCAAGCCGCGGTGGTGGCAGGAACTCGCGATCGTTCGACAGCTTGAGCATGACGACGCTGGCAGGTTGGTGTGGCGGGAGGTTGTCGAGTCTGGGCCGCGCCGTATTGGTAAGTCGGTTCGTTTGCGTGCGGTTGCTTTGTGGCGGACGGATAGCGAGAAGCTGTTCGGTGGTCCGCAGCACACGATCTTCGTGTCGAAGGATCTTGCGATCGCGAAGGCGATTCATTCGGTGTCGTGGCAGTGGGCTGATCGGCGGGGGTGGAAGGTCGATCAGACTGGTGGGTCGCAGTCGATCACGAAGCCGCTGACGACGCGTGGCGCGTCCCTCGAGGAGTCGACCCCGTCATCGTGGATGGTGCGGTCGGTGAACTCGTCTTATGGGTATGCAGGGAACTATGCGCAGGTTGATGAGGCGTGGGATATTGATCCGGCTGCTGTGGCTGATGGTCTTGAGCCGACGATGATGGATCAGATTTCTCCGCAGATCCATTTGACATCGACCGCGCATGTGAAGGCGTCGTCGTTGTTGCGTCGTCGCCTGAGCAACGGTCTCGCTGGCGTGAGCGAGGATTCTCTGCTTCTGATGTGGGGTGCGCGCCCGGATGCGGACAATGATGACCCGGATACTTGGCGATCTGCTTCGCCGCACTGGTCGGACGACCGCGCGACGTTGATGCGTCAGTCGTGGACTGCTGCGCGTGAAGGTGTTCCCGAGGCGGACGATCCGGACCCGCTTCGTGGTTGGGCAGCTCAGTACCTCAACGTGTGGCCGTTCTTGCTCAATGCGGGTGGTTCGAAGGTGTTGCCTAAGTGGGGTGATCTGTCGGTTCCGGTTCGGGTTGGTGTTCCGAATGGTCTTGGGGTTGCGACGGATCCGCAGGGGACGTGGTTGTCCTTTGGTGGTGTCGTGGCTGGTGAGCCTCCATTTTTGGGGTTGTTGGCTCGGTTGCCTGTGTCTCAGCGGCGGGTGTTTGTTGAAGAGGTTGCGCGGGTGTCGCAGAAGTATGACTGTCCAGTTGTGGTTGATAAGGGTGGCCCGGCGTCGTTCCTGATCTCGGATTTTGAGAACGCGCATGTGCGTCTCGAGCCGATTGGTACTGACAGGTATGTGCAGGCAGTTGCCGATCTGGTGCAGGCTGTTGATGCGGGTGAGGTTGAGCATGGTGGGTACCCGGATTTGGATGCTGCGACGGTTGCTGCTGATTGGCGAATGATCGGAGACCGTCGAGTGTTTGCGCGGCGTTCTGGTGATATTTCGGCGTTGGAGGCTGTGACTTTGGCGCATCATGGGTCGATCGGTTCGGATTCGTGGTCTGGGATTCTTTGAAATGTGTTTGATTGGAGTTCTCTGTGGCCTGGTTTGATCGTTTCCGTCGCACGGCGGAGCCCGTGCGTCAGGAGACGGTCTCGTCGTATGATCCGCCTGGTACGTCGGTGGTGGCGGCGCAGCGGGCAGCGTTTTTCCCGAACATGTATGTGACACCATCGACATGGGCTGGGTGGCCGGCTGATTTTCTTGACCCGACGTGGGATGGTGCGTCGCAGTTGGGGTCGCTGGTGGATACGGCGTGGGCGTGTCTGGATTTGAATGCTTCGGTGATTGGGTCGATGCCACCGTATTTGTCGAATGGTGGGGTGATTATTCCGTCGAAGTCGTGGATGGGTAACCCTGACCCGGACACGTATGTGTCGTGGGATGATTTCGCGAAGCAGGCGTTCTGGGAATATCAGATGGGTGAGGTGTTCATCCTTGCGTTGGCTCGTGACTTCGCGGGGTGGCCTGCACGGTTCCGTGTTATCCCTGCTTGTTTTGTGAACATTGATAGTGGCGGGTATCGGATCGGTTCATATCGTGTTCCGGCTGGGGACATGTTGCATGTGAAGTATTCGCGTCAGCCGGGGAATGCGCATGGTGTTGGTCCGCTTGAGGCGGCTGGGGCGCGGTTGACTGCTGCGTCGGTGATTGCCCGGTATTCGTCAGGGTTGGTGGAGTCTGGGCTTGCGCCGCCGTATTACATCGGGACGGATAAGGTGCTGACGAAGGATCAGGCTGTCGCCGTTCTGGATGGGTATGTGGAGACTCGTGCGAGTCATCTTGGTCAGCCTGCTGTGATGTCTGGTGGTGCGAAACTTGAGGCCCCGCCGACGAAGTCGGCTAAAGAGATGGCGTTGGTGGAGTTGGCGCAGTTCACTGAGTCGCGCATTGCGGTGATGTTGGGTGTTCCGCCGTTCCTGGTTGGGTTGCCCTCTGGTGGGGATTCGTTGACGTACACGAACGTGTCGCAACTGTTCGATTTCCATGAGCGGGCGTCGTTGGGTCCGAAGGTTGGTGCGGTTGCTGCTGCGATCTCTAGGTGGGCTCTTCCGCGTGGGACGTTGTTTGATTTGAACCGTGATGCTTACACCCGTCCGGGTGCGACGGATCGGGCCACGTATTACAAAACGTTGTTCGACATGCGTGCGATCACGGCAGAAGAGATTAGGACGATTGAGCGGATGAATGGTGATATTGCACCGTTGGCACTCACGGGTCAGGAGGAATGAAATGAGCGATCAGCACATCCGTGCCGCAGCCATTGATGATGTGGCGTTTGGGAAGCGGGAGATCACCCTTGTCGCGGTTCCATACAACGAGGAGGCTACGGTCTCAGACTGGCGGCCTGAGGCTGAGCGGGAGAGTTTCATGCCCGGGTCTTTCGATGGCATCGAGTCGCGTACGAAGCAGATCACTCTCAACCGTGACCATTCCCGTGAGCGTGTCATCGGGTCGGGTCTCGCTTTCGATTCGAAGAGTGATCGTGGTCTGATCGCCACGTTCAAGGTGTCGAAGACTCCGCTGGGGGATGAGTCGTTGCAGCTTGCAGCTGATGGTGTTCTGCGGGCGTCGATCTCGTTCGCTGCCCGGTCGCAGGACATGGCGGCGAAGGATGGTGTGATGCGGTTCTACCGTGCCTTCTTGGGGCATGTGGCGCTCACCCCGGAACCCGCCTATGAGGGGGCTGGTGTGTTGAGTGTCCGCGCTGTTGACCTCGCCACAGGGGAGCCGATCACTGTACCGGCCACCCCGAATCTTGATTTTGCGGCAGCCGTCCTACGAGAGATCACGGCTGCGCGCTGAGCCGATTGGGCTCATTGGGAACATCGCTCGTTGGAGCACTCCGCCCGTTGGGGCAACGCCCGTTGGGGTTACTGCAAACAAACCAACAAACGAAGGAGTGCCCACAATGGGTGAGAACTATCAGGACTCGATGGTGAAACGCCTCGAGTCCGAAATCAACGAACGCACTGCGTTCATTCAGGGTCTGGTCCGATCCGCCGAAGAGGCGCAGCGTGACATGACCGATGGTGAGATGGATCTGGTCAAGGGTGCGCGTGCGCGCGTCGATGAGGTCAAGAGCCAGCTCGATACTCTCTACGAGACTCGTGAGATCACCGAAGGCGCGTCGAAGCGTGCCGCGGAGGTCAACGAGGCGATGGAGGTCATCCGTGGTCGTTCGACGACGACGGTGCAGTACCGCAGCGCGGGCGCCCGGATTCTGGATCAGTATGCCGGGGCGATGGGCGACAAGGCTGCTGCGGCCCGCATCGAGGCGTACATGCGTGACGCGGAGCATCAGAAGACGACCGACAACACTGGTGTCGTGGCTGATCCGATCGTGGGTGGGCTGATCAACTTCATTGACCAGTCGCGTCCGCTGGTGTCGTTCTTCGGCACCCAGCCGGTCGCATCGTCCACGTTCCACCGTCCGAAGGTGACGCAGCACACTGCTGTGGGCATTCAGGGGACGGCTGGTTCGGGTGGTGCGAACGAGAAGGTCGAACTTGAGTCGCAGAAGATGACGATCACCCGCCTTGATGGGTCGGTGGACACGTATGGCGGTTATGTGAACGTGTCACGGCAGAACATCGACTTCTCGAACCCGAACATTCTTGACACGGTTGTGAATGACCTTGCCGGGCAGTATGCGATCGAGACGGAGGCTGTGTTCGCTGCTGCGGTTGCTGCTGCTGCGACGGGTACGCAGGGGTATGGTCTCGCGTCGGCTGCGTCGCAGACCACGATCGCGAAAGCGATCTGGACGGCGACGGGTACCGTGTTCGGGAAGACGAAGGGTGCCGGTCGGTTGTTCATCGCTGTTTCCCCGACCGTGCTTCAACTGTTCGGTCCCCTGTTCCAGCCGTACAACGCACAGAACTCGCAGTCGCCGGGTCTGTCGGCGGCGAACTACGGCACCGGTGTGCTGGGAACCATTTCTGGTCTCCCGGTGATCCTGTCCGCTGGTCTGGGTGCTGGTACCGCATATCTGGGTTCCACCGCTGCGGTGGAGGCTTACGAGCAGCGGGTTGGGACCCTTCAGGCAACCGAACCCAGTGTGCTGGGTGTGCAGGTTGCGTACGCCGGCTACTTCGGCACCGTCGAGGTTGAGTCGGGTGCCGTTGTTCAGTTGACGGCTGCGTAGACCGGTGTCGGTGAAATGGCCGGATGGTTCGGTCACGGGGTCGCTGCGGGTAACTCCCGTGGCGGCTCTGCCCGTGCCGGAGCCGGAACAGGAACCGGTCGAGAAGGCGGAGAAGAAGGAGTCCGATCATGACGCTCGGTGATGTTCGGGGTGTCCCGAATCAGTATGTGCTTATCCTGAATGGGGATGATCATTCGACGGAGACGACATCGTGTTCGTTGGGTAAGTCGGGGAAGAATGCTCAAACCTTTTCCGAGTTCCGTAGTGGTGGTGCGAAGTCGTTGAAGATGACGGTGTTGCAGAACTTTGCGACAGCTTCGATCTGGACGGTTGCGAACGATTCGGCGCAGATTGGTGCAGCTGTTACGGGTGCGTTCTACCCGCAGGGTTCAGCGACTGGTCGGCCGAAGTTCGCGTTCACCGCGACGGTGTCTGCCCCTACTTCGGATGATTGGGTGGGTGGTGATGGTGGTGAAGCGACCGCCGATAGTCCCACGATCGATGCGGAGTGGCAGCTTGTTGGGGATTGGGCGCAAACCACGCTCTAAATAGACGGGGGTGGCGGGAGATCATGCCCTCCCGCCACCCCTTCCACATCCCGGCATGAGGCATGAAAGGGCATCGACAGTGGCGGACCGTTTTCATCATTTCTTCCACCTATACGCGGATGGTGACTGGGGTCGCCCGGTCGCGGAACACCTCAACACCCTCGACCGCATCGGCGTCCCGTACCGGGTGACGTGCGGTGTTGTTGGCTCCCCAAAGAACAGGGCCGAAGCGATCCGGTGCCTGCCCGACTCGTGGGAGATCATCGAGTTCAGCGACGGGTTCGAGAACAGAACCCTGTCGTTGATTCAGGAACGCCTAACAGATCTCCCCGTCCTCTACGCTCATACGAAAGGGGCCGGGTTCCCGCTGGAGTACTCGGACCCGTGGCGTGCCTGCCTGACCCGTCAAGTTGTTGGCCGGTGGCGCACGAATCTGCAAGCGTTGACCAGCAACGACATGGTTGGGGCGCATTGGCTGATCCCCGAAGCGTGGGAAGATGTTGACGTTCCGTACTTCGGTGGGAACTATTGGTGGGCGACCGCTGACCATCTTCGCAAACTTGGTCCGGTGGACACGTCCGATCGATTCGGGTCGGAACGTTGGGTCGGATCGGTACCGGCAACGGTTCTGAATCTTGTGTCTGGGTGGCCTGGCCCGGAATGCGCCACCCATGAGCCGGGTTTGGTGAACCCGTTAGATGTGTACGCATTCGAGGACGGGGCGGCGTGCGGATACTACCGGGTCAGGTTGCCGTTCGAATGGTTAGACCGGATGGGTCACACCATGACCACAACTGACATGACCCAGCCGGAGCACCCATCGATGCAGGGTGCCCGCATTGTGATGGGGCAGAGGATCGGTGGGCAGGACTTCGACACCATCTGGTACAACCTCCGGCAAGCTGGGGTGAAGTTGGTGTGGGAAACCGATGATGACCTGTGGAGCATGGACGAATCCAACCCGGCCCGCTTGCAGATCACGGACATGACCAGGTATTGGATGGAATCAGCTCTAACCCATGCGCACCTTGTCACCACAACGGTTCCGCACCTGGCTGACGTGATGCGGAAGTTCAACCCGAACGTGACCGTCATCCCGAACGCGGTAGACCCGGCCCTGCTGACCACGGAACGTAAACGTGCCGACAAGTTGACGATCGGTTGGGCTGGTGGGTCATCCCACCATGACGACTTCCGATCCATCATCGGACCCATCCGTGAAGTGACCGACCTTCGCGGTGACCTCGACTTCCACTCAATCGGTGTCGACTACGGGAAAGATTTCGGATTGAACCGAAACAGGTTCACCCCGTGGAAAGCATCAATGCTGGACTACTACTCCGGTGTCGATTTCGATATCGGATTGGCACCACTGTTGGACACAGAGTTCACCAGATCCAAATCTCCCATCAAAGCAATCGAATACAACGCCCTCGGCATCCCCGTCATCGCATCGAATGTTGGCCCGTACAAGGATTACATCATCGACGGGGTGAACGGGTTCCTCGTCAATACGGAAACCGAATGGGTTGACCGCATGAATCTGCTGCTCGAGGATGCTGACATGCGTGCCCGGATGGGTGCTGCGGGTCGTGTTCATGCGGAAGCTCATACCATCAACCACACGGCACCTTTGTGGGAAGCCGCGTTCAGAAGTTTGGAGACTCTGTGAGCGATGTCACCTATCAGGACGTGTTGGCTGAGGCTGGCGCGTCAGGCAATGATCAGGCGATCGCTGAGCGGGTATTGGCGGAGGCGGAGATTCATGTGGCCGCGTACATTGTCGCGAACCTTCTCGACGATGCGGTGCCTGTCCCCGACGAGATCGACAACTCCGCCGTGCTGCGGTGTGCCACGGATCTGTTCGCCCGCGCGAAGGCCCCATTTGGGACACAGATCCTCCCAGACGGTTCGGGGCAGATGATCGCGCAACGGTTGGGTGCCGACCCGCTCGGTGGTGTGCGCACGTTGCTGGCGCGTTGGTGCGCCCCAGACATGGGCATCGCATGACTTCAGATTTGACACAGTCGCGCACTGACCTGGCGGCATTGTTGAATACGGTCAGTGGGGTGCGTGCGGTGACTGAGGTGCCGGCGACGTTCACCCCCCCCTTGGTGTGGGTGGCTGCTGGTGTTCCGTTTCGGCAGCGTGCGCAGGCGGTGGGGAAGAAACGCATCAACCTTGTCGCCGTGTGTTTGGGTGGCCTGTCGACGAATGATGCCACCGATGCGGCGACGGAGACCCTGGCGGAGTTGGTTGCGGACAAGGTCGACACGTCGAGGGTGTTCCGTCTGGACCCGGTATCCGAGATGGATCAGCCGCGCCTGTATCCGTCTGCGCAGGGTCAGCAGATGTTGGGCATTGCGGTGAACATTTGGTGTGAGTCGACCCGTGGCTGAGGTTACTTGGAACACTGATGAGCTCAAAGTTTTCGCCCGGTCGTTGAACCACGACAAAGACGGTCGTGCATTGAAACTGCGGATGCAGAACCAGTTCGATTCCATCACCGAGAATCTGCGGGATCGTCTGTATAACGGCATCTCCACCCTGCCGGGCGTTGGACGGTACCCGTCAGATTTGGCCGAGTCGGTGCAGTTCAAGACGAAGATCATCGGCGGGAAGAACGCCCGTGTCAGCATTGTGGGTGAAGGGAAAACGTCGCGGGGGAAGTGGCGTGAGATTGGGCACCTGTTGGATGACGGGTACCTGTATCACCCGGCGTGGGGGCATTGGCGTGGGCAGCCGGCATATTTGCGGGAGGAAGTTGCTGCGGGTCCAGAAATGGTGACGAACGTGTTGGATCGTTCGGAGCCGAACATTCGTGAAGAGATTCTCACAGTGTTGACGGACTATTTGGACAAGTTGACGGACATACGAAAGGGACTGGCATGACCACAGCGAACGAGTTTCTGAAGGCAGGTATCACGGGGCAGACGTTCCGTGAGATCGCGGAGAAGTTCGGCGGATCATTCAACACAGTGTCTACGGAAGATCCTGTGATGGGTAACTATGCGGTCGCGTTCGCGTGGTTTCGGGAGAAAGAACATCTGCCTGTTCAGGCGGCGTTCGATAAGGCGATGACGTTGACCACTGCGGGGGTTGAAGCGTTGTTTGATGACGACACGAAGCCGGGGTCGAAGGCGGTTGTGGATTTCGTGTCGCCGCCCTCTACGACGACGCAGTAGAGATGGCGTGGTGGTGTGCTGCGACGGGGCAGCCTGCTGAGTCGTGGTTGCGTCTCACTCGCCTTGAACATCAGGCGTTCATGGAAGTTGCGAAAGACGTTGCCCGCATTCGGGCCAGACGATGACGGGGGTGTGACTTTTGGCTAAAGGCGTCACCATCGATCTGATCGTCGATCCGAAGAAAGCGATCCAGGGTCTCGCGCGGGTTGAAAGCAAGTCGAGCAGTGTGGCGAATGCGTTGGGCCGGATTGGTCATGTAGCTGCTGCGGGTGTTGCCGTGTTGGGTGCGGCAACGTTGGCGGCTGGTGCTGCGACGGTCGCGTTCGTTGGTGAGGCTGTGAAGTCTGCTGCGGAGGCGGAGAAAATCACCGCCCAAACAGGTGCTGTGATCACCTCCACTGGTGGGGCAGCCGGTCGGAGTGCGGGTCAGATTGATTCGCTCGCATCTAGTCTTTCCCGAATATCGGGCATCAGTAATGAGACGATCCGGTCTGGTGAGAACCTGCTTCTCACGTTCACGAACATCAAGGGCACCACCTTTGATGAGGCCACCGCGTCGGCGTTGGATTTGTCGGTGGCGATGGGAACCGATTTGCAGGATTCGGTTCTGCAGCTCGGTAAGGCGTTGAACGATCCGATCAAAGGTGTCACCCGTCTGCAACGCATCGGTGTCACGTTCACTGCTACGCAGAAGCAGCAGATCGCGAACTATGTCAAGTTGGGGGAGACGGCCAAAGCGCAGCAGGTCATCATCGATGAGGTCAACCGTGAGTTCGGTGGGTCCGCTGCGGCGTTCGGTAACACGTTCGAGGGTGCGGTTGGTAAAGCCCGCACCGCGATCAATGATCTTCGAATCGATATCGGTTCCGGGCTGCTGCCGGCGTTGACTGCGGGGGTGTCGTCGGTTGCGGGTGTGTTGACGGCGATTGCGGAGAACCCGAAGTTCAACACGTTCCTTGCCGGGTTGTCGAGCAGGTTCACTGCCGGGCTGAAACCGTTGACCGATTTTCTGACCACTGTTGCCGGGTCGGAAGATCCGTTCGGTGCGTTGCTGGATGGTCTTGAGAAGATCAGTCCGGCGTTCCAGATCGTGCGTGATGTGTTCGATTCGTTGAAGCCGGAGATTCCCGAAATTCAGGCAGCATTCCAACAGTTGGGGTCTGCGTTGGGGGCGGGGTTGGCGCAATACGGTCCGCAGTTGGCGGTCGCGTTCACTCAGATTGTCGCGGCGGTTGTGCCCTTGCTTCCGCAGATTCTGGCTCTCATTCCGCCTGTCCTGGATCTGATTCCGCCTTTGCTGTTGTTGGCGACTGAGGTGATCCCGCCTTTGGTTTCGGTTTTGGGTGCCCTGATTCCGCCGCTCCAGTTCATTATTGATGGGTTCACTGGTGGGTTGCAAGCGGTAGGTGATTTCTTCGGGTTCCTTTCGGGGAACACGTCCCTGACAGACTTCGCCAAGCAAATAGATGACATCAAGGGGCCGTTCGGTGATTTGCAAAACTTCATCCACGATGTTGCCCACAACATTGTGCAAGGCATTGTGGCGCTGGTTGACGGGATCAAGAATGCGTTCTCTGGTGCTGCCGGGTTCCTCACCGATGCGGGCCGGAACCTGATTCAAGGGTTCGTGAACGGCATCACGGGTGCGTTCAAAGCTGTGCAGTCGACGTTGCGGAAACTGTTCGGCGGTGCCGTTGATCTGGTGAAATCGATACTCGGTATCCATTCCCCATCAACCATTTTTGCGGGGTTCGGCACGAACGTTGTTCTTGGGTTGCAGCAGGGTCTGACGGGTCCGAACAATCTGGGCGGGATTATGTCGGATCTGTCGGGTCAGGTCACTGATGGGTTCCAGGGTGCGATTACGGCGTCAGCTCGAGCGACGTTGACAACCGCCACCAGTGGGAACGCCGAGACTTCGGGCGGGTTGACTGCTGACCCGCAACTGCACACGTTGATGCGGAACCTGATCGCGGCGGTTGGGAATATCAGGCCGGGGTGGATTGTGCCGGAGGATTTGTCGCAGATCAACCGTACTGGGTCTGGTCGGTTGGCGACGATTGGGGCGTCCTGATGGCTGATGTGATGACGCATATGTGGTTCGGGTGGACGGATCGGACGGCGGGTGGCTTTTTTCAGTGGGCACCAGCACCGCAGAAGGGTATCGGGGTCAGCAATGTTGGGTATTCGGATGGTGTCGTTTTCGAGAACGGTCGCCGCACCCGTGTGAGGAGTACCCAGTTTGCGAAGGTGTACACGATTACCGCTATTGGCGATTCGGCGGCGATTGATGGGTACATGGTGTACAACAAGGCCGCGTCCGGGTTCTATGGGGCGAGGAAGTGGCGGTTCGCTGACTATTACGCGTTCGAGACGAATGTGTTTCCGGTTGGGTGGTCGGAACCTGGCCGGCGTGAAACGGGTTGGTATAACACGGGGGCTGCGGAGCCGACGTTCTCGGATACGGCGGCGAACTCGTATAGTCAGCCGCCGCGTAAGGCAACGTTCGCTGTCACGACCGCTTCCGCTGCGACACCGTTGACGGATTCGACTATTCCGTATGTGGATATTCCTATCCCGCCGACGATGACTCTTTCGATCGGGTGTACGGGTGCGAAGACGGGGACGGCTGTTGTTCGTGTTGAGTCGTGGGTGAATGGTGCGACATCGCCGGGTGCGACAACTGATCTGACCTTGTTGGCTGAGACTGGTAGTACGCGGATGAACGCGACGGTATCGGGTGGGTCATATAACTGGGCGCGTGTGTTCTACACCCGCACGAGTTCGGCGGCTTCGACGGTGACACCTATTTCGTTGATGGGGCAACTGTGGTTGACGGGGCTATCGCCGACGTTGACGGGGTTTCATATCCCCGGCGAGGGGCACACGCAGTTGCAGTTTGCGGATGATGCGGTGCTGGAGGATTACCAGTTCGTGTACCCGCCGCAGAAGGCGATCTCGACAACTCTTGAGGAGGTCATCTGATGGGGTTGAGTATTGTCACGACTGGTTCGGGGACGCTTGGGGATGTGGTTGCTGGGTGGGAGGTGACCGAGCAGGCTACCCCTGTCGCGCTTGGTGATACGTCGGGTTCGGTGGGGAGTGTGTCGAGTCTGACGACGGGTGCGAACACGGATTCGCGGTATGTGCAGGATAATGCGATCGCGTTGACTCATGATACGGCGGGGACGTTTTATGGTGCGGTGCAGTCGGTTGCTGTGGATAATCTGACGGCGCGTCCTGTGGTGTCGGGTGGTTTGGGTTT